ACGATGTAACACACATCATTACATCATTATACCCCGTCGCGTACATATCACACGATTATAAAAACCTGTTGCGGCGGTACTTTCTGCACAGCACCGCGGATTTTTCAGGGCCTACCCCGTAGGGGGTCAGAAATCACCCCCGGCCGTTAAAAGAGCGCAGCCAACCCCAAGTTTTTACACACGCGGGCAATATCAGTTATTTACATGACATTAGCGAACATATATAATTGTGTTCAATGGTCCCCGCCATTCAGACGACAAAGCAGACATGAACCCGCTAAACTTTACGCACCTGAAGAACACATTAGCGCGCGCAGGGCTTGAACGTATCCGCGCCGCGCTCACTGCGAAACACTATCATCTAATCTTTACGCCAGACAGCCGAGAGCACCCAGCGCGGCCCGACGACCCGCCGCCGCTGGCGTCGTTATCCGAGATCCGTCTATACCGCTCAGCGCTGAATCACTGGGCAGGACTTGCGGCCGCTTGGGTGATTATCCGCGCTGCCGGCGTCATGCGTGTAACCCTCGCGCAGTTCCTTCAGGCCCAGGCCGACGACGGGACACGCATCAACGTAGAGAACCGAACCGCGAAGGACCCCGGCAACGCCTTCACGATACCCGCAGACATCGGCGACACGCTGCCGAGGGCGATCCGCCGCGCCGCGTCTGATGTGATGTGGGATATCTGCACTCAGGCAGGTTATAGCCCTGATTTAGTCATCGGCAACGGCACCGACGCCCGGCGACGCCTGAAGGATTGGAGCGAAGACGCCGCCGCCGCGGTCATCGCTCACGTTGTCGCGCAGGCCGAGACCCAAGCGGCCCCCGGCGCGGTCCTGATGCTGAAGGCGCCCGAATGCCGGCCGTATTTCAACCGTGTTTTAACCGAGTCAGAACCGGACAGCGCCGGCTGCATGTTGCAGGAATTTAACATCACCATCAGCCCAGACGCCGACGCCGCGCCGCTTGGAAACGCATAACGGCCGATAAAAAGAGGGCCACGCGCAACGCTCAGATTTAGCGCATTCGGGGCATTCCCTCGCACCCTTACAACCCTACACAGTACAACCGGAAACCCCGACAGAGCGCAACAGGGCGCAACGGCGGCCATCTTGAACGCTCCTTCTTTTACCGGCCGAACACCGACGCCGCACCGGTTTATATTCCCTCGTTGACACTGCCGAACATGAGCGATAATATAAAGACAGTGCCGAACACCGGCACGCGGGCAGACATTATCAATAACCGAGGGCATCACATGAGCACCGAGAACAAATTGGAGCAGGTGAAGACGGAATTAGCCGACGCGATCCGCGTCTGGTACTTACGGCACGCCGAAGACATCGCCGGCGACGCGGGCAAAGATGCGGAATTTTCGCAGACTTACGACAACGGCGAGACCGTCGGCACTTGGGCCGGGGACCTCGCCGCGAAGGTTGCAGCAGACGCGGGCGACTTTTTCAGCGGTACAGCGGCATCAGTCAAGTTAACGCGGGGGATTCAGGCGCTTGCAGGCAGGCCCGCGACCGGGGGCATGTACATAGACCGGCACGCAATAAGAAAACTTGATGAAACTTACGAGATTGACGACACCCAGCGCGGCGACATGCTCAGGCTTTTAGACAGCATCAAACGGGGCATATGTGCCGACGGCCTCGCGGACTGGGCGCCGATTGAGCGTGCGAACGGCACCGGGGATCTTGCTTGGGCACTGCTCAGGCTGATAGCGCAGTACCTCGCCGAGGGCGCACGCTTTCAGGGGCTTGCCTTCAAAGACGTTTACACGACTGCCGGCGGCCTGAAAGACTTTCAGCAGGTTGCAGGGAATGCCGCCAGGCTGATAGAGAAGGCCGCTAGAGAGAAAATCGCGGCAGACCTGAATATCACCGCAGGACCGGCAGCGTTTAAGGCCGACGACGGCCACCGCGACTAACCCGGCAGAACCTTCTTTTTTATCGGCCGGAGCAGACACGCGCCGGCCCTTCAGGAGTACAGACACATGACAGCAGAGACCGAGCACCCCGCAATCATTGCGGACAGTGCCGACATGACCGAGGACACCGCGACGACTGCCAGCGCGAAGGCGGGCACCCTCGCGGCAGGTCCTTCAGGCACCAACGCCGCCGAGGGCGTTTATTACACCGTACAGGAAACCGCGCAGATGCTCAAAGTTTCAGAACGCACTATCTGGCGCTGGATTCACGGCGGCAAACTCGCGGCGCGCAGATTTGGCAGGCAGTACCGCATCAGGGGCGCAGACATTGAAAAATTGGCGGAACCGTACAGGGACCCCGCCGAGGACTGACAGCAACAATAACGGCCGATAAAAAGAAGGCCCCTTCTTTACCGGCCAACATTCAGCAGGTGAGAGCATGAACGACAAAGACGAAACCAGCCAGCAGGCGACCCGGATCGCTTGGGTATGGATTGAGAATGAAGAAGGGTTATATAACGCGGTGAATGAGCAGGCGCACGCCGAAGGACAGACCGCCGACGCCCTCGCGGATTATGTGCGGGAACTTCTGACCGAGAACGCGCCGCAGCTGGGGCGTCGGTATGGGCCGACCTTCTAGATCTCGCGCTTGAATCCGTCGACTATCAAGAGATAGCGCGCGACCTTCTCGCAGATGTGAACCCCGGCACAAAATGAACGCTTTTCATTCTTGACATAAGCGAACACCGTTTTATAATGCGTTTATAGACATCAGCCGAGGGGCACAGACTATGAACGCAATCATTAACCAGCAGACCAACGGCGGCGCCGTATCCCTCGCGCCGTCTCTCTTTGATTCCTTCATTGCCTATCTTGACGCGTCGCCGAAGAGCATAGCAACGTACACAGCTGTTATTAAGCAGTTCGGCGCGTGGGTGCAGCAGAACGGCATCACCGCCCCAACCCGCGAGGACCTGATCAAATGGCGCGACGGCATGAAGGCCGCCGGCAAATCAGCATCAACGATTCAGCTTTACATCACTGTTGCGCGTCTGTTTTTCCGCTGGACTGACCAGAACGGCATATATCCGAACATCGCCGACCATCTGAAAGGCGCGAAGGTGAGCCGGGACCACAAGAAAGACGATTTGAGCGGCGAGCAGGCCCGCGACGTACTCAGCACCGCGCAGGCCAAGACCGGCGACGGCACCGAGAGCGCCAAGCGCGATTATGCATTGATTGCGCTCATGCTGGCGACCGGCGCGAGAACCGTCGAAATGGTCCGCGCGAACATCGGCGATATTCGCACCCGCGGCGGTGAGACCGTCATTTATGTACAGGGCAAAGGCCGCGACGACCGGAACGACTGGGAGCCGGTCCCGGCGGCAGTTGAGAGAGCGATCCGCGATTACCTGAAGACCCGCGGCACCCGCGACCCCGCCGCGCCGCTTTTCGCGTCGGTTGCTCACCGGGACAAAGGCCAGCGCATGACGACGCGCAGCATCTCGCGCATAGTAAAGGGGCAGTTAAAGCGCGTCGGATTCGACTCGCCGAGACTGACCGCGCACAGTATGAGACATACGGCGGTAACCCTCGCCAAGAAACATATTTCAGACATCACGAAGGTTAAAGAGTTCGCGCGCCACCAGTCAATAGCGACCACGTTAATCTATGATCACGAACTGACAGCAGGAGCGGCAAAAGATGAATGTTCAAAGGCCGTCGCGCTTGAACTCTTTGGGGAGTAACTGACCGCAGGAGCGGCGAAGGCTGGCCGGCCTTCTCTTTTACCGGCCGATTTCGGGAGCGTGTCGACATCTGGCACGTTTTCGGCGTTTGGGACATCTGCCGAGGGTGCCGGGCTGGTACCTCGCGGGATCCTTCAGGCCAGGGCGACGACATCAGGCGGCAAAATTGCCCCGCTTGGAGCACCTGACCGACGGCGCCGCAGGGGTTAAAATGTGCTGGTTAAAAGATGTTCGGTTATGTTCGCTATTGTCGTTAAATTAACATTAAGAGACAATAAGCCCGCATAATTAACGGTTGTAAGTTGTCATGACTTGGGGAACGACGGCAGGAAATCGGCCGGTAAAAGAGAAGGCCCAGCCGAGACGACGCAGCCGGGCGCAGGCGGACATAAACCGGTATAAAATAGAGATTGAGATTTAACGAGGTTACACCGGCAAGAGCAGAGCAACACACCAAAAAGGATTAAGCATCACAAAGGAGCATCGCATTACAAAGGAACACCGAGGGCAAAGGAGCACCGAGGGCATCACATTATAAAGGAGTACCGAAATGAACGCGCATCACATTAAGGAGCATCGCACACAATGAAATTATACCACGCAACAGCGGCGGATCGTCTTGTTTTTTGCATCGGCCGTCGTTGGACACTCGCCGAAGACCCAAGCGGCGAAACCGCCGGATATGCCTACATTGACATAGGCCGCACCCGGTTTATTCTGCATAACCCCACGCCCGAAGACCTTCAGCACTGCATATCGCTGCACGTCTGGCAGTGCTATCTGTACGCGGCCGCAGGTTTCACCGCCAACGCCGGCGAGCCGACCCGCATCAGCTGGCGCCGCATCGCGACCGATACCGGTTTGAAGGTGCAGAAGGCCGAGACCCACGGCGACGCGGCCGCTAAAAAAGAGGAAAAACGCATCGAAAAGGTTTTAAGCAGATTCCGCGACAGATTCAAGCGTTACGGGCTTGGGGTCCTGAAACGTATGGCAATAATCAAGGACACCGCGAGCAGCACCCGCGAAATTCCGATATTGTCGGCAGACTCCACCGCAGTTTATGGCGGTATGGTTATCGCCCTTAATGGGGACTTCAGGAGCGTAATCAACCCCGGCCCCGGCGCGGTCATCGCCCAGGTTACACCGCAATATCTGAAACTGCACACGGCCCAGCGCAGTAAAAACCCGCAGTTTATCGGCAGGCTTTACGCTGTTGGCTGGGCAGTGATGATTAGCTGCCAGATCCCGAAGAACATCGCCAAAGGCACGGCGGGCCGATTTTCCCTCGCCAAGCTGATTGAATTGTGCGGACTGCCGGCGCTTGAATCCGCCGAAGTAAAGCGGCACGGGGTCCGCGACCGCGTATTAGATGTAGTTGACACAGTGATTAACGCCCTGACCGACGCCGGTTTTATGATTGCCGTCGCAGACGCGCCCGCCAAGAGTGCCGAAGGGGGCACCGGCACCCAGCAGGCCGACGACGACGCCGACGAACTCGCCGAGGAAATCGCAGGAGTTGACAAAGATAAGATCGCGAAGACTGTACGCGGGTTTATCGCCTGCGGGATTGTGCCGCCAAAGCCGAGGAAACCGAAGAAGGAACGACGAAGGAAAGAAACAAAAAAGCCGCTTGATAAAATGGTCCCCACCAATTCAAAAAGCAGCTCAAATGCATAAAGAATTGTAAAAAAATGCTTGCACTAATGCAAGACATAACCGACCAAAAAACGAAAAAACGTCGGTTTTTATGAAATTTTACGAAACGCACGGACCCGCGACACCCTCGCCGCGGGCCTTTCCGCCTGACGCCCTCGCGGGCATCGGCCAGAACGCGACGACGGCACGCCGAGGGCGCCGCACGCCTTCAGGAACGGCCACGGCCGATAAAAGAGGAGCCATCACCGGCACCAGCACCGCCGGCAGCATCGCCGCAGGCGTCAATCATACTTGACGCCCGTCAACCATACTTAACGCCCTGACAACCAAAGCGCACACCCTCGCGAAGGCCGGCACCGACGGCAGCACCCAGCGCCCTTCTGGTAACTCTCAGCACCTCGCCAACGCAGGCCCGACGCCCTCGCCGCGGGCATCTGCACGCATTCCGCAGGCGTTGAAAACACCGCAGAAACACCCCGCAAAAGGCCGATAAAAAGAGGAGTTTTCACGAGGTCCGAACACGCCGAGAGCCAAGCGCGGCGCGGGGTTTCGGGGTGTTTTGGGGCGGCTTGGAAACCCCCACACTAACGGGGGGTAACACCTACCCTAACTGGGGGTAACACCTACCCTAACTGGGGGTAACACCTACCCTAACGGGGGGCGACACCCGCGAGAACCCAAGCGGGGCGCGGGGTTTCAGGGGGTGATTTTCGTAAGAACTTAAAGGACTTTAAGAACTTTAAGGGCCGGCATCATTCGACGCGCCGCCGTTGACACGGGCGCTATGATGCAACGGCCGATAAGAGAAAGGGCAATGCCGCGCGCCGGCACCGACACCCAGCACGAACGGGCATCAGGCACCGGCACGAAGGCGGCAGCCGGGATCCTTCTTTTTATCGGCCGTTTGAACGAGTCCCCACCAACAAAGGAGCAGAACATATGAACGTATTACCCGCAGGACTTGCGCCGCTTGGGGCGGTCCGCAGTTGGTTAGTTTTCGTCGAAGACTACGACGCAACCAAGCATCACAACGCAGGCGGCTATAACAAACTGCCGTACAGCGCTGTAACCCTTTCCCGCAAGGCTTGGAACACCGATTTAACCGACTTCGCGAGCGCCGCGGCCCGCATCGGTCAGCCCGTCGCCGGCACGGTACACACCGCCGAGGGTGCAGCAGTGCCCGCGACGGTTTCGGGCGTCGGTTTCTTTTTCGGCAATAATTCCGGTTTTATTGGCATTGACTTAGACGAGATCCGCGGCCCTTCAGGGCTTACCGCCGAGGCCCGGCAGATTATCGCCATCTGTAACAGTTACGCCGAGGTATCACCGAGCGGCCGCGGTGTGCATATCATCATCAGCGCCCAGGGCGCGCCGGACTTTTTCGCGACGGCGAAGAGTTACAGAAAGGCGCAGAACAAGCCCGACGCGAACGGCGGCAATATCGGCGAATACCAGATAATCAACACCGGCTATATGACAATGACCGGCGACGAACTCGCAGAATCTAGGCAGGTGAGAGCGCTCACCGCGGCGGACTGGGCGCAGCTTATGCCCTTCTTTTACCGGCCGCAGCAGGCCGCGGCGCCGACCCTCGCGGGCCTTCAGGCACCGGCGCCAAGTGCCGCGCCGAGGACACCGGCACCCAGCACGCACACCGGCACGACCGACCGCGATAACTCATTGCGTGAAATCTGGTTTAAGGACCCTACATTTTTACAGCCTGCGGCAGATACATCTTTGAGAAATGGCCGCCGTATGTGGGTGTGTCCCGAATGCAAACAGCACGGGCTGAACGGTGACGGCATCTGCGTAACACCTGAATCAAAAGACACGCACCCGCGTTATATCTGTTTCAGCTGCGGCATGTGTGAAGATGTTCCGGGACTCTGGCAGAAGGAGAACCCCGGCGCAACATTCGACGACCTTAGAAGATACTACGGCATCGACGTACCCAAGCGGGCCGAGCAGGTCCCACAATTCAGCGCCAGCGATTACCCCGACGAGCGGCAGAGCGTCGCGGCGTCGGCGATGTACGCGCCAAGCGCGGCGGCGGCGCTGGCGGCGGTCAATGACGCCGACGGCCTGACCGAATACAACGCAGTGAGCGGCATCAGCGGACAGACGCCCGCGGATATGGCCGAGTATCTGCGCAGGTGCACGGCGCCCGACATGCAGAAGATCGCAACCGACTATTTAGAGACCTGCGGCATTTCCGCGGACCTCGCGAGGGCGCGCGGCATCGGCTACGACAATATGCATCAATGGATTGTAGTCCCGACCGGCCCCGCGTCGTATCTCACGAGCGCGATAGACCCGAACGCGTCAGACCAGGGTAAATATTACGGACCTATAACGCTGTATCTTGCAGACGACGCCGCCGCATCAGGGAAACCGGTGACGGTTGTCGGCAGCTGGTTAGACGCCCTCGCGGTATGGCAGGCCGGCGGCGCGGGCGTCGCGCTGAACGGTCCCGACTGGATACCCGATTTTGTCGGCTGGCTGAAAGGACTGCCGGAGCGCGGGCGCCCCGGCGTGATTATCGGGCTTGACGGCAACGCAGCCGACAGCATCGCGGGCGTGAACCTCGCGGAACTGCTGAAAGCTGAACACCTTTCTTTTTACCGGCCGGGGGACATCTGCGGCGGAGCCGACGACGCCGCCGGCGCGCTGGCGAGAGATCCCGCAGGGCTTGCGGCACGCCTTAAGGCCGCCGAGAAGGAAATCACCAAGACGCCCGCAGAGAAATACCGCGACCAGAACACCGCGAAGACATGCGCCGACCTTCTCGCGAACGTCGACACGCCCCGCCCCGCGATACCTACCGGGATAAATAAGCTAAACGCCTGCTTGCATGGCGGTTTACGCTCAGGGCTTTACATCTTGGGCGCTGTTACCTCGCTGGGCAAAACGTCGTTAGCCCTTCAGATAGCCGACACCATCGCGGCCGGCGGGCGTGATGTTCTGTATATCTCTTTGGAAATGGCACGCGGTGAACTTGTATCTAAATCCCTTTCCCGCATCAGCTGCGGAATCTGCGACCGTCGGCGTCTGGGCAGGCTGAACGCGTGGGACACCATCGACATATTAGACGGCGACGCGGGAGCATCGGCCGATAAAAGAAAGGTTTTGACCGAGGCCGCCGACATCTACCAGAACACCATAGCGCCGCACTTTTGGATTTTTGAGAGCGTCGGCGAAATGACCGCGGCAGACATTCGCGCAAAGGTTTCAGATCATTTTGTTAAAACTCAGCGCTGGCCGGTGCTGGTTGTCGACTATCTGCAAATCATGGCCGCGGCAGACCCCAAGCAGACCGATAAACGAAACTTGGATATGAACATTCACGCGCTTAAACAGATCTCGCGAGACATGAACCCCGGCACCGGTATACCGGTCATCTGTATTTCGTCATACAACCGCGCATCTTACGAGAACGGCGCGAACATCGCGAGCAGCAGCGGATCCGGCGGCATCGAATACGGCGCCGACGTCGTTTTAGCCCTGCAATATTACGGCACCGGTAAAAAGGGCTTTGACGTCGAAGACGCCCGCAGGCAGGCCCCGCGCCGCGTGGAGTTGGTCATACTGAAGAACAGGAACGGCAAGACGGGCGACCATATCCCGTTAGAGTTCACATCACGCCTGAATCTGTTTGAAGAGTGTGAAGGCTGGCCGACCTGCGGCGAGACTCAGATCCACTAAGGCCGGTAAAGAGAAAGACCAAGCCCGCGAGGGCATCAGGGGCGCAAGTCAAGGTCAAAATCCAGGGCTCGGAAGGGCGTTTTTTTGAAGATGTAAAAAGGTAATCCGGATTACCTTTTTACAGCGTTTTTTTGGGTAAAATGGGCTAGTGCAGGATAGCACGCTTGAACCAAAACGTGTACAAACTGTACCCGTTTCGGGCGTGCCCGGCGGTTAAAAATCAGCCGATTTTTGCCGCCTTTCCTGTTCCCCGAAGGCGCGCCAAGCGCGGACAACGACGACGGCCCAGCGGCCCGGCAGAGCGTCGGCAGTCCCTTTTTTAACGGCCGAAATTGCCGCAATTCGCCGCCGTCAGTCCTTCAAATCATCAATGATTTGTATCTGCACCGGTGAGCCGCCCGCCGTCAGATCTATATTCTGCTTTTCGCGCCACCTTTCCGGGCACCGGCATTTTAGATAATAGATTGTGGCGGCGACATTCTGCCCGGATACAGCCATCTTATAAAGAACGTTTTCAACGTTTCCTATTGCCATTTCCGCGCCTTCTCGCAGGGCATCAGCGACGGCGGGATCTTCTTGCTTGCGGCGTGTCAGTGTATCAGGCGAAACGCCAAGCATCGCGGCGATTTGCGTTTGATTCCGGCCTTCAGCTGCTAATGCTTTTACGCGGTCCGGGTCAAGTTTGATTTTTGGCTTGGTGATCATGTTTGCCCCACGATGTAACACACATCATTACATCATTATACCCCGTCGCGTACATATCACACGATTATAAAAACCTGTTGCGGCGGTACTTTCT